GGTGACAGTATTACTTTGACACTCACCAATGGATCGGATGTTTACAGCTTGTTTAAAAGCAAAGCCATAGGAGCAAATGGCACAGAAGAATTACTAACAAACGACCTTGTGATGCAAGGTGGTGAAGTGTTAAAAGTCACAGCAGCAAATGCATCGCGCTTACATGTGGTGGCAAGTGTTCAAGAATTTAATCAATCCAGGTAAGAATGCAAGAGTTACAAGTCATTGATGGCGGTTTAGCAAGACCAAAGAAAGACTTAGAAGAATGGGAAGTGCATTGGCAGTGGTGTGAACCACTCGTTGAATCTTGCTTAAAATATCAAGAAGAATACTGTATTATGGATATTAAAGAAGGCATAGCAACAGGAAAGCTGATGTTATGGCCACACTTAAAAAGTCAACAATCCGTTATCGTATCGGAACTGATCCAATTCCCACAATATAGAGCCGTGAATTTATTGTTCGTGGCGGGCAACATGTCTGATTGTGAAGAAATATTAGAAGCTGTCACCACCTTTGCTCGTATTGCCGAGTGTAAGAAATTATTTGGAGGCGGTCGTCCTGGGTGGGGCAGATACGCAACACAAAGACATGGATTTAAAAAAGAACACATTATTAGCAAAGACTTATAGGTATTAAAAATGGCAAAAGGCGCGACGACAAGCTCTGAAACTTTGGACCCCCAACTAAAAGAAAAATATTTAGAAGCGTATTCGGGAATACAGTCTGCGGCAGAGTTACCTTTTATGCCGTTTACCGGAGACCGAGTGTCGGGGCTAACACCCGATGAAACCGATATGCTTTCAGCCACACGCGGTCAATTCCAAGATTCAATGCAATACAACCCAAGAGGCATGTTGGCACAGATGGGTTCTGGGCCGTTGGATGTTGGTCAGTACATGAACCCCTATAACGACATGGTTGTTCAAACGTCTTTAAATGATTTAGAACAAGCCAGGCAAATGCAACAGAATCAAGCTCAAGACCAAGCCATTAAGAGCAAGGCGTTTGGTGGCTCAAGAGAGGCCATACTGCAAGCCGAGGCCAATCGTGACTTTGCCAATGCTGCTGCAAGGACGTCTGCTGATCTGCGTAACAGAGGGTTTCAAACGGCTTCCGATCTGGCTTTCCAAGATCGTGGATATAAAACGGGCGTACAGCAAGGACTGCTTGGTGATCAGTATCGAAACATGGGATTAATGGGCGCTGCTGGACAGCTCCAGAGGGGCGTTCAAGATCGTGGGTATGATGCACAATATGATGAGTTCGGAAGAATGGTTGATTACCCACTTAGACAGGCTGGGTTATTATCCAGCGCTGTGAGCGGGCTGCCCTATGAGGGGACAACAACATCGCGTAAGAAAACTGGTCTTGGAGATATTCTCGGTGCGGGCCTTGGGCTCCTTGGCGCATTTAGATAGACGATTATTTTAAATAGGTGTAAATGATGATAGGTAATGAGTACATTCAATTAGCAAGAATAATGGCAGAGCGAAAGAAGCTCGAAGAGGATTATGCAAAAGCAACGGCTCCTGATGTCAGCTTTGTTGGGCCTTTAAATCCAGCACCAAAACCAAACAATCAACTACCCCCTATGCCAAGCAGAGCCAATGAAATACAACCCATTGATGTCACCGCACAAAAAAGACCGAGCTTACTGCCAAGCATTGAGCAAATTGATGTCACCGCACAAAAAAGACCCCCCAGCTTCTTTCCATCAAGAATGGGAAAAGCAATGGCCAGAAGCGGTGGACACAACATGACCGATGCACAAAAACGTGGCGTTTACACCCCCCAAGAAGAACAAGCCTTTCGTGCATCAAAAAACCAAGGCGTTAGGAACCTATTAATGAGCTTGAGCGATGCTTTTTTAGGGAAAGACATTGAACAAGGCGCTATGCAAAGACAGGAGTTTCAGCAAGAGCAAAAAGAGATTACTGCAAAGAAAGCTCAATACAATGCAATTATAAATGATAAAAACACTCCGCCCGAAACAAAACGATTATTAGAGTCTCTTGGTTGGCAGAACATGGATCAATTCTTGTTAAAACAATTTGAAATGAATAACCAACCAGAAAAAACCTCTTCACTCTATCGTGAGTATATGGATGCTGTTAAGTCTGGCTATCAAGGCACATTCATCGACTACAAAGATCGTTACGGCTTAACAATGACAGAAAAGTTATTACAAGAGGCATCCGGTGTAACCCCATCAACAGTTGATCAGAATAATAATCAACAAATTATTGAAGTAATAACAAAAGAAGATTTTGACAAACTTCCAGATGGCGCGGTATATGTTTACAGGGGTCAGCAATATACTAAAGGTGTGTAATGCCTACAAACCCATTTGGCGATACCCCAATGCAGAGGAATCCATTTAATGATACTCCAATGCAGAGTAACCCGTTTGGCGATACTCCAACAGGCATTGACAATCAAAAAGAGCAAAAAGATGAACCAGGCTTCTTCGGTAACTTATACCGAACCATAGGTGGAGCTGGTAGAGATGTTCTCCAATCCACAGCAGACTTAACCGAAGACATAACGGGTCTCGATATTCCTGACTTACCCACAGTACCAGAGCCCACTTATTTTGGCGGCAGTGTGGCCAGAGATATTGCCGGATTCTTAGTACCTTACGCGGGTGCTTCAAAGCTTATTGGTGGCGTACAGGGCGCAACAAAACTTGCAACCGCTGGAAGAGCGATTGGCGCGGGTACGGTTGCAGAGCAATTTGCCTTCTCTCCCAATGAACAGCGCCTATCCAATGTAATCCAAGAAAAAGCTCCCAATGCCATCACAGAGTTTTTACAAGCCAACCCCGATGATCCGGCAGCAAAAGCAAGATTTAAAATGGCACTAGAGGGCGCTGGTCTAGGTGCGCTTGTTGAGGTTGGAATAGCCACATTCGGACGCGCCACTGCTGCCAGGGCCGCCAAGAAGCAAGAAAAAACACTGCAAGAAACCGATCAAACATTAATCGAGACTGCGGGTACACCAGGCTACACAGGAAAGATTGATACTGTAACAAAAAGGCCGGGAGATGCTGTTAGAACGGTTGAAGACATTGCGGCAGATTATGTTGCTCCAGCAGTTAAAGGCGAGAAGAAGCAAAAAGTTAAAAGAGACCCTTTTAAAGTAAACCCAGAAACAAATCGAATTGGCACAAAGATCAAGGGCGATCAATACGACATTGTTGAAAATGCAGATGGCACATATCAGCCCGTCAAGATGGATGCTGTTAATAATAACGAGCTCAACAAAATCATCGAAAACAACCCAATCGATAACATAGAAATTGAACGCCTAAAAACAACAAAAGTTGCAAGACCAATCGGTGAGCCGGCTAGCTCCATGCAATCAGCAAAAGATACAATCATTGAGTTTACAACTGTCGATAAACTTCCAAAATCCTTACAAACAAAAAAAGTTCCAACGGGAGCTGACGGTAAAGAGCTGCCAAGGGTTAGAAGTCTTTTCAGGGGGTATATTTCTCCTGACGCGAAACAAGAGATACAACAATATTTTTGGGGCAAGAACGAAAGAATTGCGCCGACTTATAGAGCAAGGCTGGGCGAAGGGGTTAAGGAGTTTGACGAAGCACAAGAAATGCTTAGACAGCAAAATTTATTGCCAGATGCAGTGCCAGGGCAAGTTGACATTGATCAAGATCATTTAATTGCAGACTTACTAGAAAGGAATCCGTACATTGAAGAATTAACCGACGGCACAAATTATAACTCTTGGTATCGAGACACTACATCAAAAGAGCAGATCATTAAACGCCTAGAGGAAGGTGGAAAAAACCCTTACCGAATGGCTGACGAAGAGGTTGAGAGTGCATTAAAACAAATTGACGAAGATGATATAAGGCTGGAAAGATTGTTAGATGAGCAGCAAGGGCTTGGGCGCAACATCATGAGAGATGATGAGATTGCACAGGCACAGCTTGATACAAGGCCAGCAACACTGAGCGAGAGCATCGATCTTCAAACTTCTGTACCCAGAGCCATAAGAGAGCAAGAAGCATTAAGGCTACAACCCAAAGATGGTTTACAAAAGCAAATTGCAGAAAACCCCACAATAGCCGGAAACATCAATTTACAAAAATTAGATGCGCCCACTGATGTCAAACAAATGATTAAAGACGTTGCTAATGATAACAATATGTTCTTGGATGCCAGGCAAAATGTAGTCAAATTTGGAAGTGAAGGTGAGAACCTAAAAGCATTGGCAGATGAAACCGGACTGACAGTAGAAAAATTATTACAACGAGAGAAAGGCGAAGCATTTAACTTTGCCACTGCTTACGCGGCCAGGCTTATCAATGCACAATCCGCTAAAGAGCTTGTAGAGCTCGCTAAAAGAGCTGAGAGCGTTTCTGCGTCACAAGTTGATTTGATTAATTTCGAAAACGCTTTGGTTAAACACGCGGACATACAAGAGCAAATTTCTGGAATCACTGCTGAAGCGGGTCGTGCCTTGGCACAGTTTAGGTATATGGCAAAAACAGACGCATTGACAAAAGACAAGATGATCGCTGAATATCTTTTAAAGCGTGGTGGTGATAAAAGCGTCAGAGATGTTGCGAGCAAGATTGCCAATATGGACAGCACACGAAGAGTATCTAGCTTTGCAAGAGAGTCATACAAGCCAACATTTTTAGATAAGATACAAGAAGTTTGGATCAATGGGTTGTTATCGAGTCCATCAACACACATTGTCAACGTATCATCGAACACCCTTGTTGCTGGGTTGACGCCGATTGAATATGCGGTTGCAGCAGCCATTGGGGCAATCAAAAGAGACCCAGACAGGATTACAGGTGGTGAGGTTGCAGCGAGGACGCTTGGCACAATCATTGGAACATTGGACGGATTGAAGGCGGCTGCTAAAGCATTAAGAGACCCCGATACAGGTGTTTTGGATTCATTAACAAAATTAGAGATGAGAAGAGAGAAAGCTGTTAAAGGATTGCCAGGAGAGGTTGTTAGGTTGCCAGGAAGAGCTTTGGTGGCAGAAGATGTATTATTTAAAACAATCGGCTATACACAAGAGATGTGGGGTCAGGCTGTTAGGCAAGCACAAAAAGAAGGAAAGGGATTAAGACATGCCAAAGAGTTGTTGAAAGACCCTGATTTCGCGCTCAAAAACCCAAACATTAAATTAAAAGCAATCGAGACAGGAAGGTATCAAACATTTACAAACAATTTAGAAGGGTTTGCACAAAGCTGGCAAAGGTTTATAGCAAGAAAACCAGGATTAAGGTTCCTAACTCCTTTTGTTAGAACTCCATACAACATTGTTACTTACGCATTCGAAAGAACCCCGTTTGCACGCTTGTCCAAAAAATATAAAGATGCGATAGATGCTGGCGGGCCGGAAGCGGATATTGCAAGAGCAAGGATGTATCTTGGAACATCTGTTGGCGTGGGCGTTGCCATGCTGGCGGCTGACGGCATGATTACAGGAAGGGGCCCAAGCGATCCCAGGGAAAGAGCTGTATTAATGGAAACAGGATGGCAGCCCTACTCTATTAAGGTTGGCGACACTTACTATGGTTATAATCGATTCGAGCCTGTAGGTATTTTGTTCGGCGTATCTGCTGACTTAGCGGAGATTGGCTCGTATGTTGGAAACAATGAAAACGCGGCCCTTGAGGATGCTGAGATTATTGGAACCATGCTTGCAATGTCTGTGACCGAGAACATTACAAACAAAACCTTCTTAACGGGTATCTCTGACCTTATTGAAGCTATTGGCGATCCAGGGCGTTATGCTCCAAATGCTATAAGAAGATTCTTGGCAAGCTCTGTGCCAACAGTTGCTTACTATGAAAGAAAGGATCAAGACCCCTATCTAAGAGATGTAAGAAGCATTACTGATGCGTTTATGAATCGTTTACCGGGGCAATCAGATAAACTGTCGTTGAAGAGAAATATCTTGGGTGAGCCTCGAAAATACTCTAAAGGCGCTCTAGGCAAATACTCGCCCACAAGAGAATCTAAACTAAGAAAAGACCCAATCTTTAATGAGTTCGTTGGCTTGGGTTATGCTCCATCGAAACCATCTAGGCAAATTGGTGGCGTGGACTTAACGACTGAGCAATACGATGAGCTTCTTTCTTACCAACAAAATACATTTAGATTAAGAGATCGATTAACCAATATTATTAATTCACCTCAATATAAAACTTCAAACAATTATGTTAAAACTGAGTTGTTAGACGCTTTGATTAAACAGTCGCAAGCAGCGGCTAGAAATTATCTAATTGCCAGGCATCCAAGCCTGACCATGCAAAGAGTTGAAAATATAAGACGGGAAATGACAGCCAACTAAACCAAGACCAACAAGAAGGTCTGCACAATGAGGCCCCAAAGAACGATCTTGTAATTCATACGCAATCGCTCAATTTCTGACAATAGTTTTTGACGTTCTTTATCACCCATAATTATTTAAAATCATTCAATATATCGACAATCTTTAAATAACCCTGGATGTCTTGCTGGGTGTCCTCTTTATCCGGCTGGTTGAACAACCTAAGTGCTTTGAACATCAACATCATGGTTGCTGCTTTCTGAGGAGTGATCTCAATATCAAGAGCACCGCCCCATACTTTTGCCAGCTGCATGAAGAATCTGCGAGGGTGGCCATATTGCAGACCACGCTCATGGATTAACTCATCGACCTGGAAGTTGCTTTCAATCATCTTACTCTCCAAACTCTCACGCCTTCATTTTTACCAACAGTGCGCGTGCTAATTTTTTTATCCTCAGATTTAAAATAATCATAGATAGCGGAACATAAGTGTATTCTTGTTTTAATACGACCTCTGGCAAGTTTATCTTTGTGACTTCTAATCCATTCTTCCGGCGCAAGAAATGAATCACCGACTTGCATTGCGGAAAGCGCCTGTATACCTTCTTGATTAAGAACCCGCTTCTTCCCACTATTGACACGTCGCAAAGGAACATTTCTTTCTATTTCAATCATCTTAATTGTTCTCAGTCACAATGACAGGCGCAGCATCTTCAAGCTTGATTAATTCGCCTTGTAATCGATCGGTCAGAAGGTTTTGATTCATAATCAATGATTGCCTCACCATGCTTCCAAGGTGTGCATTATCGATGTCCTGGATCGCTTGCTGCACGTTTTTGATGTCAGTGACTAACTTGCCCTGTTCTTCGTTGAGTTCATCTTCTGGAATTTCCGCTTCATCACCACTGCTGTTGGTGTATTTAATGACAGGCGTTTCTTGTTCTTCTTCTGTTGTTTTCACTTCTTCGTTCATTGTTTTTCCTTTTTAGTTGATTGAGTTAAACATTTCCTCACCGACAAGCTCCGCATTTTCAATCGAAGTCTCCTCGGTAAAGTGTGTGTATCGCTTGGTTGACTGTAGGGACTTGTGGCCCAAGAGGTTTGCAACTTGCATTACATCTAATTTTTTTATTGCTACGCTTCCAAATGTGTGCCTAAAACAATGCAGCGTGACATCTGGGCACTGCGCTTCCACTCTGATTTTATCCCAAAGTTTACGGGGGCTTTTGATGCCAACAATTTTGTCCTCATCGTTTCCCCTCTTTAGCAAGTTGATTATAGAAATAGCATCTTTGTTTAAAAAGATTATTCGAGGCTGTTTGTTGTAATCCGTTTTGTGCTTATTTAAAACAAGCGACTTACCCTTCAGATCACCCCATGTTGCTTCCGCTATTTCGCACCTTCTCGCGCCAGTGCATATCATGAGCTTAATAAAGATTGCGCCTCTTCGGCTACGCCCACCTTGCATCTTTCGATCCAGTATCTTGTATATTCTTTCAAGCTCTTTAGGCGTACAGAAACGAGTCACCTGTACTTCGGTATGCTTTCTTATCCCTTTGGCTACATTCTCACTTACAAGCTCTTCTTCTAAGCCTATGTTGTAAGCAGCGCTGAGTATTTTAATCAACTTATTGGCCTTATAAAAATCACCCTCGTCAGTCATCTCATTAAATAAGACTCGTATGTGTTTACGCTTAACCTTAGATAGAGCCATATTGTGAAGCCTGGGTGCAATCTTACGATCCCGAATGTTGTTGTTATAAAACGCAACGGTGTCGTTGATTGTCTTATCCCTCTTCCTCCGTTTGAGCTCTCTGCAATAGATATCAAATAGGTCTTTTAGTTTCATTACTTACCTCCGTTAGTAATTATTCATAATTATCCCAGGGCTGCTTGCCTCTGTTTTTATAATATTTACCAGCCAAGAATTGACGAGCGACCCTGTAATAACAAAACAAGCTCTTATAAGGTCTTTGCCCGTGACGGCCCCGCTCAAGGTCGTTTTCAAACTTCATCTCGGCCACATACTTTTTAAATCCTGGTCTAAGTTGCATCATTCTCACCCTCCTCTCTATATAGAAGAGTTTTCAAGATGTCTTCTTTGATGACGATCTCGCTGTTTGCATCATCGATGTCGATCAGTCCAGCATCGAGCAAGCTCTTTAGTCGAGCGTGTGCTTTGCCAAACGATCCAGGCTGGCCCTCGGCATTGGGTAATACTTCTGCCAGCTCTCTTCTTGTGGGAGGCTTAAAGTCGTTGTCTCTCCAAAAGTTTAGAATCGCTGCCAGTGTTTCCATGTTCTTCTCTTTGGTGGCGTAAGAAGAGCTGGTCTGTGTATCCGAGTCTCTATATCTGGCTTCTCTGTTCCAAAGGTCATCGACAGTAATCGGGGGCTTCCCCAAGATGAGTTCTTCGTAATGATCTTTTTTCCAAATTTTAGTCATTGGTTGTCACCTCTTTGATTTTGAGTGTTTTACTTCTCACTGTTCTTGCCTCGCTCGCTGGGATGATTTTTGTTTTCTCATCCTTTGCTTTGTAGTTTATTGAGGGCCAAGTGATTTCGCGGCGATTGGTGTAAGCGTATTTGTGCTCTTGCATCCTACGCATGAGAATGGTGTCAATCTCACCGATTGTTTCTCCATCCTTCTTCCTGCTGTTCGCAAGCATCGTTCTTTTATCAATCAGTTCATCGGTATCGTCTTCTGTTAGATCGAGCATCTTATCCATTGCTTCTGGATAAATAAAAGCAGCATCGTCTTTATCGTCTGCCTCATACCATCGCATCTCAGTCAGCCGATCATTGAAGTCATTAACAACCTCTTCCAGCCAAACCTTAAACAATGGGTGCCTGGGGTAGACGAAAACGTGAGTGCAGTTGTTTCCATATTGCACACCCACCGCATACCAATCGTAATCGACACACTCGCACAATCCTTGTGCTTGCAATCGTCCGAGTGTCAAGGGGCAATCTTCTCGGGGCTTTCCGTAATGTTGATACTTCGCCTCCAAGACTCCTCGCCCCTTGATCTCTAAAGGCAAGTTATTAGGGGTAAATACTTTAACTTTGCCTTCGTGTTGTGGATGAATGACCAATACTTCATCATCGTTCTCTGCTGCCTGACCCATCCCATCGGGTGAGCCTTCAAACTTGAGTGTCGGATGTACATAAGCTTCTGCGATGGAATCATCATAATCATAGAGCTTTAGTGCATCTGCCATTCGATTGAGTATGTGAGGCTCTTGTATATCGCCCATTTCAAATGCCAGGGGTCTTTCAGAATCATCGCCTCTGACATCTTCAAACCGCAATGCTCGATTGCAAGTATCAAGAACCTCGTTCTTTGTGTTGAATGGTCTTTGATCGTTTGGTGTGTAAACGTATTCTTCTATGAGTGCATCATTTTGTAATTGTTCCTGACACCAGTTCGCGAAATCATATGCGAATGAAGCCAGCTTACTACAGCTAATGCCAGTGTCTTTTGTTACCTTATTAACCATTATGCGATCCCCCATGATTGTGATTGCTTTTCTAGCATGGATCGCTTGTAAGTAATCTCTTCTTGAATCTCATCGGGTGTTAGAGTGACAAGGTATTTCGTTCTCTTGTTGACCCTGATCTCGGTTGGGCCGCCCGGGGGTCTTGTTATCGGACAACTTAATTGTTGCTCCGTTAAGAAAATATAACCCTCTTGCATATATAAATTTAATTTAACTCTGACTGACATATCGATCTCCAGTTTGATACCGGAGATTGCATTAATACATCTGATGATTCGACCCGACCTGTATGGTCAGGTGCACCTGTACGCGAAGCCTCGACTGAAGCTCCACCCTTACCTTTCAGAATATATATTATACGCATATAAGGGTGTGTATTTTTAGGCATTTGCATCATTGCAATCTCTAGTATTTATTAGTGTTTTAAGGCCCGAATGGGGTCTTGGTTGATATGAAAAAATCCATCAGATGTATGTATACACACAATGTTAGTTGTTTTGAGTACAACTGATGTTTGAGGATTATGAATTGGCATTTTTCTCTGCCTCTATTTTTGCGATGTTTATGGCTGCATCCTGGAGCTCAGGATTTCTGATCTCTATGGCTGCATCCTGCAGCTCAGATTTTGCCCAACGCATTTTATTAAAAACAGTGGTTTTGAGTCCAAGAATGTAATCGATTTGAGCGGCTGCTTTCATCAATGCTACTGCCGCCACTCTCGCGTTTTCCAGATTATCCATCGGGATGTCAATACGCTTGATGATATTCTTCTTTGATCCACTGACCCTTTCAATGTGTTTCCTCTGTGATTTACTCATGCTCTAAATCCTATTCTATCATTTATTTGTTGGTCAAGATAAATCGTCTTCAAAAATAGATTGTATTTTAGGGTTCATTTTTTAACCCTATTATTTAACCCAATAATGAGGCAAACATCTTGGGTACTTCACTCGCTGGAAAGGTGCCTTGTCTCACCTCATCAAAGTCCTCTGGGCTAAGATTGGTTATGCGTGAAAAGTAATCGGTCATGAAATGATTAAACGGCTCAATCATGTCGTGGTTCAGACCATAGTGATAAACCCTTTTATCGGTGCCTGGGTGCTTGGTGAAGACCCCATGATCGACCCCTGATTTGATGGTCTTTTCCAC